CAGCCAGCGGGTTCTCCTTGTCCTTGAAGTTACGCGTGCCCGGCACACGGAGTATGCGAGCCGCATCAGATGGCACAGCCGGGTCGATGACGAGCCCTAGCTGAAGCGCAGCCCGCTTGAACGCGCGTGCTACCGGACGCCACTCATCCCGAGTGACATCGTTGTCCATCAGCCAGTATACGTGTATCCCGCGCCCCGAGTCGATAATGTACGGACGCGGCAGGCCCAGCGTTTTACTGAACTCTTTAAGCGCGAGGACCGCGTCGCTCTTGGTCTCGTAGCCCTTGCCTTGCTCCGCCTTTTCGACACCGCAGTCGATGTCTAGGTAGAAGCTGCGCACGCGCAGGGCGTTGTCTTGGATGCGGCGCTTGTGCGCAAATGAGTGGCACGCGAAATAGGTATCGTGCCCAGACTCATCGAATTCTTTTGCCGCCTCTAAAAGGCTGGCTATTCCAGTTACGAACCGAGGTTTGACAACCTCGTCCTTGATACCGACCGCACATAAATAACCTTCGGTCGGTAGGGCTGTCTCCAAAAATGAATGCGTATTCACCTGACGCTCACCGAAAAATTGAAAGGGGGATCGGGCTCGAACGCTGGGTGGTGCGCCCAGTTTTCAGCCGTCGCTTAGTCCGGCCCGAAGCGTCGAATTTACTACTCGAAGAGCGATAATTGCAAGGGGATTTTTTTGTCGAACTCAATCAATCGCTTAGCGTACCACTCGGCTTTCATGATTGACTCGGTCTGTCCTTTATGGCGCTCGCGCCATACATACTTAATGGTGTTGCCCTTCAGATACCCACGAAACTCTTCCGGTGTAAGTGCGGCCTCGATGGCATCAATGGTCTCGATGTCACCCTTCGTATAGTGGCTTGGGCTGTTTACTGTATCCATGTCGTTCTCCTGAGCGGGGGACCGAAGTCCCCCAGTTGGTTAGTCGTCAGCTTCAGCCCACTCATCGAGCAGGTCGTTGATGGCTTTCTTCTCAGCGACTACGGGCGCCGCTTTCTTGGTGGTGACCTTGACCGGCTCCTCGGCTTCATCCTCTTCGGCCACTACAGGGGCCGCTTTCGGTTTAACCGTGAGCTTGGGCTTCGGTGCAGGCGCTTGCTCGAACTTCTCGCCGTCGTCCTTGGACTTCACGGTGAACGTATGCGATACCGCCTCGGTAGCGTCGCTCGTCTCTGCTTGCTTACGGCAGGATTCCCACTCAGCCTCGGTCAGCCCGCGCACGGCCTTGAATGTCAGCTTCGGAACCGGGGACTTAGAGTCAAAGCGCATCTCGGTGACAACCGCCGTAACCGGCACATTGTGCGAAGCCAGGAAGCGGACGTACGCTTCGAGCGGGAGCTTACCGTCTTCGCCCTTACCGAAGATCGACGTAGCCGCAAGAGACAACTGGTACACATCGCCATCCACATCACCGTCCAGAACAACGGCAAGCTTGCGAGCGTAGCGGCACGCCTTGGCGTCACCCTGACCCGAGCCCTTAATGTTTTGAGGGCAGCTATCGCACTTGGAGGATTGCTGTGCCGGGGACTTCGCATCGGGCTTGACGCCGTCAGCCGACCAACACACCGGGGACACGCTCTCACCCTCGCGGTACTGGCCTTCGTAGTACGTGCGCGACACGCCGGGGGACGCCTTCACAATAACGACGTTCATCGCGCGGTCTTCGTTGACGGCGACTTCCTCGCCGTTGGCTATCATGCGGAACAGGTTGCCCTTAAACGAGACGCGCTTAACGCCGCCACCGCCGGTTCCCATCAGGGACTTAGTAGTCTCATCGAACTCAGCTTCTTTCAGGAAGGACGGCAAACCACCTTTGAACAATGTCATTTCACTCATTTCGATCTCCTTAGATAACAACTTCAAGGTTAGCTACATACTGGGCTAACGATTCTTTACGGAACATAACGCGCTGACCAAGCTTAACAAACGGAAGCTTTCCTTTCTTACGCAACATACCTACAGATGCGATAGAGAGGCGTAAGTACTCGGCAGCTTCTTTGACTGTCATTAGATCCACTAATCTTTACTCCTTCGAACAGTGATCGCGTACTTGCGATCTACATTAACAGGCGCGATCACATCAGGATGTGAGTCGGCCCACTCTTTGTAGTTGCCCTGATGGATACGTTTCTCCAGCAGTTCAACTGCATCGTGCTCACGCACGAATCCGTAAAACGAGTCCCAATCAGAAGCCCACACGCGTTCCTTGACGGTGCGAGTCGCTGTGCCAGCGGTAGTACGCAGGCTTTCGACGTCGTTCTCTTTGCATACCTCAAGAATCTCAGCCTCGATCAAATCGAGCTTGGCAAGCATCTTGGCGTCCTCCGCCTCGTACGCTGTCTTAATCTCAGCGCGCTTGTCCCGGATCTTGATGTACACCTCTACTAATTTAGCTACATCCATGTCATTCTCCTTTGATAACATCTTCATATAACTGCATGAGTCTGCTTTGCTCTAGCTCTTTATTGTCTAACGCGGCATACACTTTCCTTTCTGCGGGGGAACCGCACAGTCTCACTACTAAAGTCTTATTCGTCTGCCCTGCTCTATGAATACGGGCGTTACCTTGCAGGTATGTTTCAACGGACGATGTAGGGCCGAACCAGATGATCGTACTGGCTGCCGTAAGTGTGACTCCGTGCGATGCCGACTGTGGCTGGATGACCAGCACTTTAGGGTCGTCCGTCTCTTGGAACCGACGGAATATGTCAGTCCGCTTTCCGAGAGATACGTCGCCGTATATGCACTCAGTTGGGTATCCATGCTTCTCCAAGTATTCCTTAACAATATGTATGGCGTGCTTAAACGGGACAAACACTACGGTCTTATGACTACTTTCCTGCACTACACTTAACATCTCTTCTAAACGCGCATCGGCATCGAACTTAATAACATCACCAGTATCAGAATAGGCTGCACCACACGATATTTGTAACAGCTTGTTGAGAGCTGCTGCCGCGTGTACGGCGGTGATCTGCTCACCCGCTGCGCTAATTGTAAGCTGTTTCTTCAACAGCGCATAGTATTTCTCTTGCTGCTTTGACATCGGTACGTCACGAGTATGATACAACATCTCAGGTAAGTCAAGACATTCTTCTTTCGTGAACCGAATCGCTGGCTGTAGCGCAGCGTTTACTGTCTCTGTAGCGCGTGGCGCTGGCACCCACTTGAACATGCCGATCTTCACCATCACCTTATCGCGCCACGATCCGAAGTAACTAGGCACGCGCGACGGCGTGCACATCTTAGCTAGGCCGAACGCGTCAAGGGGAGACTGCGCTGATGGGGTGCCGGTCATTAGCCACATCCACGTGTCCGGGCCGGAGATAGCGTTCATTGCTTTCCATCTGCGCGTGGTTGAGGACTTGATGAACGTGCACTCATCCATGACGATCAGATCGAACTTGTCTTTCAAGTAGTGCTTTATCACGTCAACGCCGTCGTAGTTGATGACCACGATCTCCGCCTTACTGTCTATGGCCGCGATGCGCTGCGTCTTGGTGCCGTGCGCAACCGCTACGTCCCGGTGCATGATCGTTTGAAACGCGTCGGCTACCCATGCTGACCGCATGATAGACACGGGGCATACAACCAGAGCGCGCTTGATAGTGCGTGTCTTGAGAAGATAGTCGATCGCCCATAGGGCGCTAGATGTTTTGCCGCTTCCTTGCTCGTTCAGTATGTAACACCGTTTGTGCAGCGTCATGAACTCTGCCGTTACCCGCTGGTGATCGAACGGCTTCCGTATTCCAGGCCAATCGTATGTGAACGCGATCGGGGATCGCACACCCTTGAGCTTAAGATTTCGCAGGACCTGCGCTTCTTCCAGCCCGAAATGGACCAGCACCTCGCTTACGCCCGGGGCGATCTCGCCCAAGTTCTTGCTCTTGGGTATGACCGACGTAATACGGTCGGGGTTCTTTACGCGGAATTTGACCGCGCGGTTATCTATAATCTCCATCTGCGCTCCAATAGCCGTACGCCTCAAACACGTGTTTGAGGTGTGCCCGTCTTTCCGGGCTGTCCTCTAGCTCATACGCGAAAGGGAGCGTACGCTAGATGGTGCCGTTATGAAAAGAGGCTATAAGCCCCCGCCATGTCACCCCACTGGGGCACCGTTAGGGTTTCTTTCGCTCACGCGCAGACAACTCGGACTTCATACTGTGGTTCTTCTTGCGAGCGAATGAACGGTTCTCGCCTTGCGGAACTACAGCCAGATTCTTTTTACCGTTGGTGCCGCCCTTAGACAGCGTTTTCTTGTGGTGTACGTCCATGCCGTCGTTAGGCCCAACATCGCCGTTCTTCTCTAACATGTAACGGGCGCGTTTACGCGCGTTGCGTTTGGCCTTGACTGCCGGGCTGCCCTCGTAGTCTTGCGCGTTCTTAGTCCACTTACGATCGTTCGGATTCTTGTACGGCATAATCACCTCACCCAATGTTCGCACGCTTCGTGCGGGCACCACCGGCATAACGGAGTAGGGTTCGGATGCCACTTGTCCAGCTCATACGCCTTATCAAGAAGCGCGCTTCCCGCGTCCCATTTAGCCCACATCTTAGCAATGTTTTGGCGCTTGTACACGCTCTTAATTAGTACGTCGTGCGCGACGAAAGCCAACGCGCCTTTAACCGTTTCGACTTCCGGGAAGTACGCGAACGTCATCAACGCCATGAGCTCGAGTTGGTCTTTGTCAGGGTACTTTGCACCGCCTGTTTTGTAGTCCAGCACGTGGGCGTTCGGCCCATCAACTACCAGCACGTCGGCGATGCCGCGAACCCATACGTCCTTATCCCGAAACGCTACGGGCTGCTTGTCAGCGTTCAACGCCATCTTGAGCTCGCAGTGAATCGCCCCAGGGAACCGGAGCACCGAGTCGGCCAGCGACTTGAACTTGTCGAACCCGGCGGGTAGCGGCTTGCTATCCCGGACGTACTCTTCAAGAGCTTTGTGTACCTGCTCGCCGTAGATGATCGCCTCTGTCTTGGGGCTCTTGTAGAGTTTCGCTACACGCACGGCATGGTACCGACGCGAGCATCCTTTGAAGTCTTTAATAGCGGAGAACGACCAACTGTGCTTTGTCACTTAGCTTGCCCATAAGAATCAGCGATATCGCCTTCAGCCCATAGACGTATCTCGGGCCACCACGCAGGCGACGAACGCATGGTTGTCAACATAAACTGCAAACACTCTTCGGCTTGATTTTCATCCACGATGACGACGAGTTCGTCATGTACTGTGTGCACGACTTTATACTGTTTGCGAATCTTTAGCAACTGCTCGGCCATGATACCCCGCGACAAATGCTGAATGAGATTTTCGTCGCATTTCGGGCCGTTAATCCGCACGTGGTTGCGACCTTCCCCGTACCAGAACTCCGCTGCGTCCTCTTTGTACGTTAGCTTCGGGTACCGGATCATGCCAGTCGGCGTCTTGATTCCACCTTGTGCGGTAACGCAAAAACCCCACGGGTCGATCGGCACGCCATAGTCGTTGTTGTATATGTGGGCCAACGCTGAGCCGCACCGCTTCCATCCGTCCTTAATCGCCTTGTACTCGCTGCGCCACTGCCGTACGACCCTAGCTGCCTCATCCGCAGATATGTCTACGCCGCCCATCGTCTTTGCGATTGTTACGAACGTGTTGGCCCCAGCGCCGTACCCAAGTCCAAGATGCGCGATTTTACCGATCTGTCGTTGTGCCTTCGTGACTTCCGCCACTGGCACGTTGTACAGCTTGCTTGCAAAGTCTTTGTACAGGTCGGCTTTCTCCGGATCTTCTATGAAGAGTTCAGTGGAGGATTCTGCACGCCACAAGAAATGGTTGACCCGAAGCTCGATACCAGACAAGTCCACGACGACAACTTTCTTACCTTTAGGGGCACGGAGCGATAGCCGCAGCGCGTTAGTCGGTTTGTGTATGATGTTGCCATCTTTGTCGCGCGGGATGCGCGGCATGTTTTGCTGGTTGAGTCCGCCTGAGCCGCCCCACCTGCCGGTCGTCGCTGCGTAGTAGTTCAGGAAGATCGGCATCTTATTGTTCAGAGCCGTACCTGCTGCCAAGAACTGGGTAATGCGCGATTCCAAGAGCGTGCTTTTGACGCCAAGTCGCGCGCGTGCAGTCGCAGCCACAATCGGGTCGGCGTGCTCTTGCAGTCGCAGGAACGCTTCGTCTGTTTTGGCGAGCGCGTAAACAGTCTTTTCCGGGTTAGTCGGGGAGGGCTTAACCGGTGGTTCCACACCCAGATCTCGAAGAAGCGCGGCAAACTTCGGCGCACTTGCCAGTACTTTCTTAACCGCTGCGGCAACACTCTCATCATCCATACCCGGCACGTACGCGCCTGTCATCGTTGCGATGTCCAGTAGCATTAGCTCCTTGGTTTTCTGCTCTTCGAGCAGCGTAGTCTCCAGTAGGTCTACATCTAGGTCGAACTCCGGCTCGACGAGCATACGAACCGTTGCGTCGATAAGCTGTATCTCCTGCTTGGTAGTGAGCGGCGCCAGCTTTTTGAATATCCCGGCGCATAGCTCGACGTCCAGTTTGTTGTACTCCTCCATAGCCGTGAGTTCCCAGGGCGTGAAGTCCTTCAGGTGCTTGCCCTTCGTGTTGGTTGCCTCAAGGTCACCCTTCACTCCAACCTCAAGCTCGGCAGCTACTTTCTTGAGCGAGCCCCCAACGGTGGTCTGGAAGAATGGCCGCGCCATTGCCAGCGTGCACCCCCAGAGCTTCGGCTTAACGCCGAAACGCCACGCGAAAATCATAGCGTCGAACCCGCTCATGTTGTGCCCAACAAGCATGACATCTGACCAATCAATACGGCTCAGAAGGTTGGCGATTTTGTCCTCGCCGAACACGCAGTGCGTCTCACCGTCGTCGAACTTGGCAGCCAGACTAATGATCTCCGTGTCGGGGTGCATCACATAATCAATAGCGTTCATCTTGGTCAAGCTGTGCGTGGTAGACCAATAGGACTCAAAGTCCGCGTAACAAATCCTCATGCGAATCTCCTGTACAACTCACCCATGATCCGCGTCGTCTCTGCGCGGCTTGCGATCAACCCTTCGATAAACCCTTGCAGCATGTCAAGGTCGTTGGCGTCTATAACTAGCGCAGCGCCCTGCGCCTCCTTAATCTCGGACAGGTTCTTGACCTGAAGCGGCGTCGGCGGGTTCGCGCGCTTGTCAGCTTTCACCTCTATAGCGAGGAACG